ATCATTAATAGTATTCCCAATGAGACAAGCATAAATCATTAATAGTATTCCCAACGGGGCTCGAACCCGTATTTCCACCGTGAAAGAGTGCTTACCTAACCAGTTAGTAGATGGGAATATAAGAGTCATGAATAGGAGGTATAAGCATAGTCTAAAACTAACTCAAAGGCTAAGACCAGCTGCATGAGCAAAGACAAAGATAACGACCTTTTAAAAGGATTCGTTTTATGCAGCTGTCAGTACATTTTATAAGTTAATATGCCAAGGTCTGTGGAACAGATCTTAAAATTGCTATAAACTTTTATACCTTTCCTATTCATGTAAAGAGAGATTAGAATCTAAAGCGATTCAGGTTCTCTACACCTCAGTAGTGAGAGCTTTCAGCTTCTCATATGTTTTAGCAAGAGCTTCTGGAATAACAATCTTAAGAGCGGCAATCTTACTACGCTCTTCAATTTGCCAAGTTCTGAACTCAGTTCCTTTGGCTTGCATTGTCATACTATAGACTTCACTTGCATCCTTATACTTACGTTCAAGTTCCAGATTGTGTTCCTCAACAAGCTTCTTGATTCTATATTTGTACTTATTCAATGCTCCTTCAACATTTCTATGTTTCTGTTGTAGTTGCATATAACAATCCTCTACTAAATCAGAGCTAATTGATGGGACGAAATGATACATCATTGCATTGACGCCTTCTCCTACTAGCTTATTAGGCTGTACCATACGTTTCATCATATCAGTACGCGCCATAGAGAATGGTTTGTCTGGATGGATAAACTTACCTAGAGTAGCTGCTTCAGCTTCTAAGTTATAATATTCCATTCTTTCTGCAATAGAGAATGTAGCAATGGCATCCTTCTCATTCCACATAATACCTCTTTCAGGAACTTCGGGCATTTCGGAAAGATTCTCAAGGTAATCACATAGATCAGCATTATCAATGAGGCTTAGTTCCTCATCCTTAGCCTTAATAGCTTCACGCATCCAAGCGCAGAAAGTATTCATTTCAGCGATTTCTTCAAGAAGTTCTGGTATAGAAGATAGGTATTGTTCGTTTCTACCTTCAGTTAAAATGGAAGCTTGACCTCCACTTAACAATCTTACAGTACTCGTAATAAATCCCACACCCTCTAAGGCTCTGCGATTAGATTCCATACATTCTTTAGCCAAATTAGCTAAATGATTAGCGGAAGTAGAAGTAATTCCCTTCTCGCCAAAGAATACACGATTAATTTCCTTCATATAAATCCTTATTAATTAAGTTAGTACCGGGTACGGGATTTGAACCCGTGTTACATGTGTGAGAGACATGCGTCCTATCCAATTAGACGAACCCGACATCCGTTATGCCTTCCAGAAAGTGAATTCTGCATCACTTCCTCTTCCTACGTACTTTACTCCGAATCCATTGGCTCTATAAATAGGTTCTACGTCCAGCCAATGATTCTTAATAGCTTCTTCCTCTGTTATATTATCAGATGCTATATAGGCAATCACATCTGATTGTTTAAACGCGGAAGCCAGACCATTCCAATTCTTAACTATTAAAGTATTAAAAGCTAAGATGACCGCATCGGGTATAGACTTAAAGTCTCTGCTCATCAATTCCCTTGAATTTAACACTTTCACCATAATTTTAGTAATTAGGTTAATAATAATTTCACAACTCTTATTAATCAGCGCGGAGGCAGCTGGATTCGAACCAGCGGAACCCTTTTAGAGGTTCGGAGTTTTAGCAGGACTCTGGTATAGACCACTCACCCATACCTCCAATTACAGAAGACCTTGCTGTATCATTACTAATGCTGTTCGTCTTCTTAAGTTGTAAAAGATTGTTACTTCACAGCTTCAAAGTTGTCTTCGGTTGGATTATCCTCGACAAACATTTCTTTAAATGTCTTCTTAAAAGGAATACTCTTAAGAAGTTCAAATGCTGGGTTGAGATTCTCAGCTGTTTTAGCCATGAAGCTACCAGCAGTATTCTCGTTACCATAAACAGTAACTTGTCCAAGATGAATATGTTCATACATCTCTGCGGATGCTTCAGCAATGCCTTTAAGCTGGTCCACTGTCTTATATTGAACAATCATTTGTGGAGTCATACCACATTCAATCATCTTCTCTACTGCCTTTGCAGGAGCCATTTCAACAGCAGTAATCTTGTCTGCTTCTGCCATCAAGGATGCTCTCTTACCTTCAGCCTCTGCAAGCAACTTTCTCTTAGTACCTTCAGCTTCAGCTTCAAGTTGCATCTGAGTTGCATTTGCCTTAGCTTCTGCCTCCTTAAGAATTTCAGCAGCTTTGGCTTCTGCCTTAAGAATAGCTTCTTGCTTTACAGCTTCAGCATCAATAATAGCTTTCTCCTTAGCTTTATTAGCAGGCACAATTACCGTTGCATTTAATTCAGCTTCTTTAGCTTTGGCTTCAGCTTCTTTAATTTCTGCAATCTTCTCTTGCTCGGTTCTAGCAATAGTAGTTTCTGCATCCACTTTAGAAATACCTGCAACCTTATCGGCATCAGCAGCAGCCTTTGCAGCTTCTCCTTTAGCCTTAGACACTTCAATTGTAGCCATATGCTCGGCTACTCCAGCCTGCTTATTAGCTTCAGCTGTCTTCTTACGAGCTTCAGACTCATATTCAGCAGTCCTAGCCTCCTTCTCTTGAACAGCTTTAATTGTCTCAGCCTCCTGATTCTGTTGAGCAGCAGCAATACGAATTTGCTTAGCTGATTCGGCTTCTTGTTCTTTAGCAGCTGCTTCTGCTTTAGATTTAGCCATATTAGCTTTAGCTTGTGCGTCCCATTCAGTCTGTTGAGAAATTGCAATAGACTCTTGCTCTGCTACCTTAGAAAGCTTCTCAGTATTAGCTTTAGCTACTCCTACTTCCTGCTCTTTCTGTTGATCTGCAATAGCAATACGTTGTTCCTTCTGCTGCTCTGACAGTTTAACTTCCTGCTCCTTAGTAGTTTCAGCTAACCTAATTGCTTTATCCTTATTAGTTTCAGCAATAGTAGTCTCTTGATCCTTAAGAGTAATAGCAATGGCTACTTTCTGGTCTCTAGTAGTTTCAGCTACTTTAGTCTCCCTTTCCTTAGTAGTAAGGGCAATTTGAATTGCTCCTTTCTTCTCTTCTTCAGCAATAGCAGCTTCTGCCTGTGCTCTAGCCTTAGTAGTTTCTTTCTGACCCAAATTCTCAATATAATTAGCAGCATCTCTGATGTCACTAATATTGATATTAATCAGATACAAACCCAATTTGTTTAATTCAGTATTAATATTGTCTCTGGCTTGAGTTAAGAACTTATCTCTATTAGAATTAAGTTCCTCAATTTCCATAGAAGCCACAATAAGCCTCATTTGGCCATATACAATGTCTGAAATTAAACTCTCTTTATCTGTATCATCAACGCCAAGCAATCTATTAGCAGCATTCTGCATAATTAATGGGTCTTGGCTGATTGCTACAGTAACCGTGGTAGGAACAGTAACACGAATATTCTGGGCTGATAATGCATCCTTGAGAGTTAAATTCAACTGAATAGGACGCATTGACATTACTTCATATCCCTGAATGATAGGCCATACAAATGCAGCTCCACCGTGATACACTCTAGCAGTTTTAATTTCTACTTCCCTACTAACTTGGTTCCCTTTGGCATCAAGTTCATTTACCTTCTCTTTGTGAGAACCAGTTTTACCATAAACTACTAATAGTTCATCAGATTTACATTTACGATAACGAGATAAAATCCCAATGATAGTAATAATTGCAATTAATACAATTACTCCTACGATAATTAATGTTGTCATTTCCATCTTACGAGTCTTTAATCTATGTACAATGTATTATCCATAACCTTACGAATTGTAACCACTTGATTAACCGCATATGAAGTACCTGAAATAGAAACAAGTTCTACTTCTCTAGATGCTCCACTTATATTTATAAAAGCTAAATAGCGTTTATCATCTAAGCGAACATATATTCTAGCTGGTCTTCCCGCTAAGTATACAAGAGGTTCGTCGGTTGGAAAGTTCTGTAATTTCATACAGAATTTATATAAATGATACAGCATAAACACAAATACAAGACCTATAAAGAATCCTATTAACCAATCAACCCAGGTTATCTCGTAACCTAGTAGTTGTTTAATAGAAGTCCATCCTCCAAATCCCATCAGGAAGTGAATAAGGCCTTTAAATGAAACAACATCACTGACATCAAAATCAGCATCTCCGTCGAAGTCCACATCGACATCGAACTCCCCTGCAACCCATGATATTATGAATTGTAGGATAAATATACCATAGGCGATGCCTCCTAAGATATAATACACATCACTCATCTTGTTAATAATTTAATCTGTTAATAAATAGTGGGACAGGATGGAGTCGAACCATCATCTCTGGATTTTCAGTCCAGCGCGAACTGACCACCTGCGCTACTGCCCCATATTGCCTACACATACGTCTTCACTGGATTTTATGCTTTATTACGCCAGCTAGCTTCGGACAACCTAACTTCTTCAGTGCTGTACAATCTTAAAGGCGCCATACAGACTGCCATCGCACCTACTCCCATTACCGTGTCACGCAACGTATCCACATCCACCTAGAGGAATTGCACCCCAACCACAACCTCGGCATTATAGTATCTTAATGAATAATAAACATTGAAACAAACTGGAAGATTAATTTTAAAGTTTATATTATGTCTCTAAGATACTAAGGGTGTTATGTCAGATTCGAACTGACGACCTCTTGAACCACAATCAAGTGCTCTAACCAACTGAGCTAATAACACCATATATAGTTACTCATTCTCGTAACCTTCGCGCACTGCATTTGCAAATACTTGTTTACACATCTCGTATTCTAGAATGGCTAGTGCTAAGTCTTCTCCTACGTCTTCTACAAACTTGTCTCGGTTATCAGTCTCGTCAAGTTCGTTTAATACCGCTATCAAGTATTCTAGTAGTTCAAGACATCTATTGTAACTTTCCCCAACTTTATTAATAATGGCTATCCTATCATTGCTTCTCTTATAGTACTTATGGGTTGAATAATTACAGTATAACACTACTAATGCACATATAAGTGTAGTAGTAGTGAATGCTTCATTTATATAACATAAGATACTGTGAGTTACAGTAGCAATTAATACAACTGTATTAGCATAAAACATCCAATTTAAAGACTTGAGAGCTTTACGGTGTGATAATAAATTATCAACCTCTTCTTTTACCTCGTTAAGCGATTCTAATTCTTTTTCATACTGTTCACATGATACTTCAAGTAGTTCTTCACTCATATTATTCAATTTAGTTTAATAGTGGACCGTGTGAGATTTGAACTCCTCCTTCATCTTGCAAGGATGATGTGCTCCCGGATTACACTACACAGCCATCAAAGCAACTACACATCCGATAATATAAATAATCAGTATCATACATTTTTAATTATTAGTTAATAAGTACCCCGACTGCGATTCGACGCAGATATGTGGCTTAGTATAAGAACTAGGAGTCGAACCTAATTCTTATTGTTATTAATTTCATTTTTATGGTAACGGTAAATTAATAACAGTGAGTTACGGACTCACCAGCCGTATGAAGGCCACTGTTCTATCCCTTGAACTATCGAGGCATTAACAGAAGACATTGTAATCATATGTAACATGACACCTGCTGTATGTCTTCTTAGGCGATACTATGTTATGAACATAAAGCTATCAGTTCTTTAGTAGTCCTTTTATATTGCAATCTGTTATATCTTTCTCCCTTACATATTGCACAACTACAGGGAGTACTCATGGTTTTAAACCTAAAGGTATTCTTAGCATTATAAAGTTCAGTCCAGCTTACTGCTTTACGCCACTTATTACTGCTACAGATATACCAATGCGGAAATGACCGTTTAATCCTAGTAATATACTTCTGGTCTTTCTTTAGGTTCCTCCACAATTTGTTTCTTTGGATTAGTGAATCCTTCAGTTTCTCCGTTCTTAGTTCTTCCATCGTCTCGTACATTGATATTAACAATGTCCTGACCTGGATTGTAACCAGTACCAATGAATTTCTTCATGTCTAGTCCTGATAAATTGATTGTCTTCATACGATAATTAAATTTTAATAGTTAAATACACTGTGATACTTTAGCATCCATGTTATAGGAATAATTCCAGTGAAACCTTCTCAGCTCCTTAATAAGTTCTGTTCGTATCTCATACGTGAGACGTACACCAGGTGCTGTATTAGATATGTAGAATTGTTCTTTAACAAATGAGAAATACCCGTATAATATAGGTGTGCGCTTTCCCTTAAACTTATTAAGTAGAATAGCATGCAAACGGCTGTTATCCCTGCTGTACTTCGTTGGATATAGTGTTACGTTCATTGTCTAATATAGCAACAGCTAGACTATAACCATTGTATAGTGTCCCAATAAGGCGTTTAAGTCTCTTCTTTGTCTTCCTAGGAAGTTTTGGAAGATTAACATTCATAAGCTCTTCAGCTTCTTTATGTCTGGCTCTAACAGCAAGTTCTAAGTTCTCAGGGACATCTTCGGAATCAAAGAATGCGTTCAATACAGGTTCCTCTGGTAACAATCTTATGACTCTGTAAGCTACTCTTGCTTTCTTATTGTTACTGAGCTGATCAACATGTTTAAATTTCAATTTCATAATCTTTCATTAATAAATTAATAAGAGGAAGGACAGGGATTCGAACCCTGGGATCGCTGTTACACGACCAACAGTTTTCAAGACTGCCGCATTAAGCCAACTCTGCCACCCTTCCATTAATAAGCACATCCTGCACGACTCGAACATGCAACACCCAGTTTTGGAGACAGGGGCTCTACCACTGAGCTAACTCGCCATTTAAATACTAAACACCATCTAGCATTATTAAGAAACCTATAATGGCTATCATAAAACCAATTATGATTGGAACTCCCATAATATCTCCTAAGTTTACTAGTATTGGCAACAATAGAATCATGCATCCAATTAGAAACATGATAAGTCCTTTAATAAATCTGTGTGTCATAAAATCTATATATTTCCTACTGACAGGCGGCAGCATGATTATCCATGCGGAATTATCATGCCTGTGGGAGTCATTACATAAGTCTTAGAGACTTGAATGAAATACCACTTAACTGCTTTCTTAATTAACTTAAATAGTTTCATAATAACTCAGTTTTAGTCAGTAAATTAATAATCTAAAAGGAAACCACTCTATCTTTACAGACCGAGTGGTCGAATACAATTATTTGTACTTCAAGTTGCTTAATTAAAACATTTCCAGTGACTCCGCAGGGACTTGAACCCTGTTCTATAGATTAAAAGTCTATAGCATATCCATACATGCTCCGGAGTCATCCTACAGAAGACAGTAATTAAATCACACGAATAAAATGGCGGTTGCCAAGTCATGAAGTGCTGACGTCTTCTTATATTTCACTAAATCGAAGAGTGGGCGCTCGGATTCGAACCGAGGAATACAGATTTTGCAAATCTGCCTATTAAGCCACTCTAGCACGCCCACATGTCAATGGACTAATGTGAGGCGAAAGTGAAACGGTTTAATCATTAAGGTTTTAATGATTGGATCTAGTGAAACTAAACAAACATACAAATAAATCGTCTGGGTAGCCGGGTACGATCCGACACTCTCTAGCTCCCAAAGCTAGCGGATTAACCTATTCTCCTATACCCAGAGTGCGGAAGTCTAAATATGCTTGACATGGGTTATGCTGTAAGACTTCCTATTATTCATCCAAAATCAAGACGTGGGCAAGATAGGACTTGAACCTATGACCCCTACTTTATCAGAGTAGTGCTCTAGACCTACTGAGCTACTTGCCCATCCACAGAAGACGCTACCAATACTAATCATATGAGAGCTGTACGTCTTCTTAAATAAAATAATCATTTATGGATTATATGGTTGCGGAGATGGGAGCTATTGTGCATATTCCCATCTATATCCGTATGCTGTCTTAGTCTTGTGCTTAGCTGCATTAGAGATATGGCTTCTAACACCTCCGTTATATGTCTTAGCATAACCATTACCATAGGTTTTAAATTCATTTATCCAGTAAGTTTCTCTTCCGCTAGATTCCTTTGACGAGCACTCTTCTAGCATTTCTATGCTAAATGAATCAATTCCATATTTATTCATGGCTCTATACAAAGGTCTATCTTTCCATCTCTTACTAACGGACGAAGTAGTTTTACCTATATACTTCTTTCCATTTACATGGTTAGTTATGCAGTAAATATAAGACATCAAGCTTTAGTCGAATTAGCGTTACCCGAATCTCACCACGTGGAGGTTTCGACTATGAGATTCTTGCGGAGATGGGAGTCGAACCCAATATAACTAGCTTATGAGACTAGTATGATTTATATATCCGTTTCATTCCTCCGCAAAGTGCTCCATACAGGATTCAAACCTGTGACACGTAGGTTTAGGGTCTACTGTTCTATCGCTGAACTAATGGAGCGTGTGGCAATGCTTTTAAGGTGCACCGCCAATTCATCCTATTACCTACTTCTCCACCCCGTAAGATTAACTATTCGGAGGTAAGACCAGTTGCGACATGCTAACTGCTGTGGAGCCTTGTTTCAGTAATTTCCTACTAATTTAAGTTTCTTGAACATACGACCATCATCTTGTAATGCAATTGCTGTTAATTGGTTATTAAGGTCTGGTTCATGGAATGTAGAATAGTCCTTATTAGTAAGGTCTAATCTAACTCTCCATTTATCCAAGTCGGCATATAAGTAGATTAAGTAGTTATTATTCCAATTCTGATTAGGATGTTCTAACAACCACTGTGCTACTGCATGACCACCTTGTACACAACCATAAACTGCATCAAGCTTCTGGTCTATCAGCACATACAGTCTCTTCATCAGAATATGCATCAATTAGTGAATCAACTCTACTCACAAAGTATTTCCATGTTTCCTTTGAGTAATCTCCACCGGAGCAACCATACCAGCCGTTGAATTTTAATTTCTTCCAAGAATCTAATACTTGCTTGTAATAAGCTTCTTGTGCATCCCCAACCAGTTTATGTTTTAGAATGTAATAAGCTACATACATCGCATGTAATAAACCTCTGTTACGATATACTTCTGATTGATGATTAATTCTTTTAGCGACCTTCTGTGCTTTTACTAATTCGCTAATTTCTCTTTTAAAATCGTTAATTGTTGCCATAATAATTAGTTGTTAATAAAATTGTAATTTCTAAATAACAGACTAACTGTTATGGTGGTTTGTAAGAAATCTACCGCATAATCATTTCCTTTTAAATTGTTTGCACATGTTAATAAACTCATCATCCGATTCGCATATAATCGGATTTATTTCCTTAATAAAATCCTCCTGATAAGCTTCTTTGGACAAATCATCTATCCAATCAGCATCTTTAAATGACGAACATATACA